GTCTGAGATCATTATTCTCAGCCTGCAGACTAGAAATCTTTTCATTGCAAAGATAATCTAAAACGGCTCTCGCATTTGCATTCTGGTTATCAATGATGTCTCTTGTGTTACTGTTCATGGTGTTCTGCAATGCACAGGTGTTCTGTGCCATATTGTAGTTCACGCCCTGGATAGCTTCCCGGGTCTCGCAGCAACAGTTCGCAAGCTGAGCCTGTAAAGCATTTGTATTCTGCATGTTTGCTACAGTATCAGCATTGATTGCCTGCTGGATTCCAAAGCCGGTCTGCATGATGTTTGTATTGATTCCGTTAAAACCGGTAAGCATACCGTTATTCATGGCATAGAATCCATCACACAGGCCACTATTGATTCCGTCAAGTTTGCTGATTACTGCGGAATTGTCAAATCCTCTCTGAATGTCTGCCTGAGTAGCTGCTGTGGCTGCATATCCACCGCCATTGCCGTTATTACCCCAGCCGTTGTTTCCCCATCCAAAGAAAGCAAAAATGAATAAAACAATAATCCACCAGCTACCATCTCCGCCAAACATGCCGTCATTATTTCTACCGTTTCCAGTAGCAGCGGCAATATCTGCTAAGCTATAATTTCCATCCATAATATAATCTCCTTTTTGTGTATTTACATCAATCTGGCCAGATTGTAATGTACTATTTCATTCCTTTCAACATGTGTTGAAACTGTCCTGCCATCTGCTGAACCTGATTAAGCTGCTGCTGAGAAATCTTTCCAGACTGCAACATTTTCTCAACTTCTGCTTTCGGGTCTCCCTTAAAATTCTGTTTAAACTGCATAAACTGCTGCATCATCTGCATTGGCCCGTTTCCCTGTGGCATCCCACCACCGAGGGCATTGAATAATGGATTACTCATCTGCGTTTCCTCCCTTGACTGCTGATTCCTGCACGGTATTAGCCCTAACAGGTTCAGAAAAAGAATTTAATCGGTTTATGATAGCTTCGTATTTACCCTTTAAATCGTCGTATTCCTGTCTGGTGACATATTTACTGTCCATGTTCTGAACAGGCTGCTTAGGTGGCATCTGAGTGCCTACTTCATGGTATTCAAACGTCCGTAATGGTTGTGGCATACCAGAAGCGTCTGTAGATTTTATGTAGAACTTTTCGCTCTCTGAATCCATCAGTAAAACACTTGTCCCAGGTGCTACTAGATAGGATTTTGCACCGACTTCGCCAGATACCCACAGGATACCATTGTTATTCTGTTGCGGTTGTTGCGCTGGTTGAACTGGCATCTGGACAGGCTGTTGCTGGAACTGGTTCATCTGTCCCGGAACACCAAAACTATATTGATAAGGATTGTTATATAATGCCATCTTATGCACCGCCTTTCTGATTATATTTTTGCATAGATGTATCAATCTAAAAAGTTCAAAAAAGTATCGAAAAAGTATTGACACACCACCAAATTGGTGGTATTATATAATCATCAAAGGAACGGAGGAAAACAAAATGAAAAAATATAACTTATCAAACATTATGAAAAGAGCATGGGAACTGGTTAAAAAGTCAGCATTAACTATATCCTCCGGTCTTAAGAAAGCATGGGAGGAAGCGAAAACAATGGAACAAAAATTAGTTGAACTCGTCGGAAGTCCAAAACAGATTGCATGGGCTGAAGATATAAGAAAAAACATGATTTCATATTTATCTGCTCTCGTTAGAAAATACGAAGCCGAAGACAGACCTGCTCGTGCAGAAAAAAGAGCTAAAGATATGGAGATTCTTAGCAACATCAAAGAAGCTTCATGGTTTATCGAAAATCGCAGTTATGCCGTATATTCTACAAATTATGATTCAAACGATTTAAGCGAATTAATGGCGAACCGAAATGAAATGAATTTATATGAGCGTATACATAAATATGTCAAAGAGCATTGATAGAAATGAGGACGAAATGTATGTATAGATATAATCAATCTGAATTTGAATCCATGATGGATGAATTAATGCATGATTTCAAGAAAGGCTGTGGAAAATCTGAAGCCGAACTTGATGTAGCTTACAAAATCTTAAATCCCTCTCCTGTCGGTGGGTTTGTCGACAGCCTCGTTAAAATGGATAAAGATTATAGCACGAATCTATGGGAGATCAAGCGAAAACAGATCAAAAGTTTTATACCTGAATGCGACGGATACCAGTTAGACGATATCGTGGCCTATTGCCGTGCGAAATTCTTTAAAGAAGAAGTCGATCGTATCATATATGATAATTCTATTGCTGAAGAATGTGATGTTTGTGTATATGCGGACGGTACTATATTAAGTCCGGAATGGCCATATTTATGTGCAAAGGTGTATGTCAGCATTACATGGATCGACGAAGGCAAAACCAGTTATACCCGTATTTTCCCATCCGCGGTAGGATTCATGTCTTACAAAACAAAAGGATCTATGGAAGATGATCTGAAGCAAAAAGAAAATATGTCCACTATGGAAATGCGTGAACACTTAAAGATATCCCGAGCAGAATTCTCAAGGAGGTACAACATACCGGTTAGAACGCTCGAAAACTGGGAATCCGGAAAAAGCAAATGTCCGGATTATGTGAGACAGCTGTTAGAGCGAGCTGTCTTGGAAGATTGTGAGAAATAAAAAAAGGAGAGGGTAGAAATATCCTCTCCATATTTTTAACACACTTTAATTATTTTATTATTCACCCTCCGGCTTAATCGTTTCGCCGTAGATATGCTCACGTTCATTTTCTCAGCACAATATTCAAGCGTATATTCCTTACATCTCAGCCGGAACAGTCTTTCTTCGTCCGGTGTAAAATTACACTCTATCAAGAATCTGTCTATATCTTTCTTAGTGAACACATATAATTTCATGAGCATACCCCTTACTAATGCTAACGCTGATTCTGTGCAAGATACTCCGTGAGCTTCTGCTTTGTTTTTTTTAACTCCTCGACATTATTCCCACTGATCTGGCTGTCCAACATGGTTGATAACACTTCCAGAATTAATGAATCTCGTTCTGCGATTCTCCGAAGACTTTCATAATCTCGTCTATCATGCTCTTCCAGTGTCTCTACTTGCTTATTAAGTCGAAATGCTGGAGTAATCCATTTAAAGATTACAGCCGCCGCCCCTCCGACAATAGACACCCCTCCGCAGATAGAAAGGAAAATCTGTATAAATTCTGATATGCTCATTTAGTTACTCCTTTTCCCAGCAATATACTGGGATCTCATTACCGCTATTCCATGTATCAAAATATTTTCCCTCTTGTACTGTCACTACATGGCCATCTATGCAGAGAATATATGTACCTGTCGGATGGTCTGCACAGAAGTCATTGACTGTATAGATATATCGTTCTGACTGTTCAATTAGCTTACGTCTGTACCCACGTTTATAGAGATACGCACCCCAAACGTAATTAGCTGATGGCATATCCGACAGAGCACACGCCTGTATCATTAATCCGGCGAATACTGTTTCCCAGTCGAACCCGGTTGCTTTACATATTGCCCGGACAACGCAATCTCCTACTCGATTCCCGGCAGGATTCGGATTGTAATACTCCCATCTATCCATCAGTCAATCCCCTTTGCTGTTTTATATCTCTTTGCCGCTCCTCTGGCTTTTGCGGCGTTCTGGCGGTTCCACTTAGCAATCATAAGCCGGTCTTGTAGTTCCCTCAGGTCATTCCGTTTGCAATAATCTTTGTATGCAGCATTTTGTTTCTGCAAAAGATAAGACTTCCGGTCAAGGTCTTGTTGGAGCGCAAATCTTGTCTGTTCGTCCTTACAGTTATCAACCGCCGCTTGCATTCCGAGAACTTCTCTCTTTGTCTTTCTGATTCTCCGTTCATAAGTACGTTGCCGCTGTTCCTTTTCGTACTGTTTGCCTTTGTCAGCTTTATCCTGTGCTGATAGTTCTACATAAGGGTTAAATTCCCCGTCACTGGCTCCAAAACTATGCCGACAGTTGACCCCTGATAGTCCACTTGCCGTTCCATATCCGGTCAATGAGAAAGGTGGAAATTTCTTACTCTTGCCAGAACGAGAGTATATCTTGCCTTGCCACCATGAGTGATTTCCCGGATTCTCACCGCCGTCACCCGTTCTAGCTCCTATGTGCGCACTGACCAGAACTAAGTCCCAGTCCATTTCTTCCATGCGTTTTAGGGATACATCTCCCGTAGCCTGCGCCACACCAGTTCTGACAGAACGTGCTACTGCTGTTTCGATTGTATCTTTTCTGCCAGATGGATATGTGACGGTAACGCCATCACTCACAACATTATTAACTGCCTCTTTGATGGCTTGCGTATACCCAACTGCCCCGGTCATCACATGATTATATGCAAGGTCACATTGTTCAATATAGAGCCTCTGAGCGGCACTTGCGGTTGTTCGTGTGAAGTTCTTCCACTCTCCCATGGTCGCAAGCATATTTCGCTCCATGAGTCTTATCATAGTCGGGGATTGTTCGAGCGGCACAGGGCTTAATCCTGCCGCCTTATAGACCTTATCATCATAGTTCATTGCAGTGATTCCGGCATCCTCAAACGCTTCAAGAAGTTCCTGCTGTTCACGTTTCGTGTATCTGGATAGTTCCGCTAGAATGTCCTCTAGCAATTCACCGGATTCCTGTAGCGTTCTGATTCTCCACGCATCGGCATTGGTCAGAATATAATCCTCGCCTCTGCCGATTCTTGCCATCATCCTTGACACGATCTCAGAGATGATATACTGATGCAGTTCTTCAGCAATTTGTTCGCTACCCTCTGTTATCCGGCGTAAATATTCTGGACTAAGCATAGTATATCACCTCTTTCGATAAATGTTGTGGTACATGTTTTGTTTTTTTTACTGGTTAACTAAAGCCCCATTTAGTTAATTAATAATATCAGACATTATGGCAGAATAATTTTTAAAATCAAAAAAACCTATATACTTAATTTTTGTTATCGTGCTTGAACTCATCGCGTTATTTAATACAGCCCATGGCGAAAGTGATGCATCATCAGCCCCTATTAAAGTAAGAACTTGGTTATTTTCAAGATTTCCGATACTTTTAGTTCTATTCATATTGCCTTGTTGATCAACTAACATAAGAATTGTTTGTGTTTGCTCAGTATAGGCGGTGTTTGAAGATAAAACCACCACGCAAAAAAGTTTCTGTTTTTCTTTCAATGTGAACCTAGGTCCGCTATATCCAACATTTCCACTGTTTTTAAAAGCGTACATAGCATCGTTATATTCATTGGATATGTCAGAACACTCAACATAATTGATTGCTGTCGGTTTTTTTACACTGTATTTTTCTTCCAGAGTCAAAATTTTATCAATATTGTAACTAACAATATCGTTTTTTAACACCGTTATGTTATTTTTCACTCCACCATCCTGCAATGCGACTTTCAATGATGATAATATCAATGAATTGGTATTACAATTGCTATTTAAACTTATGATATCGTCCTTAGACGATTCATTAACGCTAGAACCATACTTTGATGAAATTAAATTGATAATATTTCTGCTACAATTTACAAATTCAGCAAGTACGATTGATGCGTCGTCCGTAATGTGCGTTCTTATCCCATCTAAGTTAATGTTTAATATATTATTATTAAAATCCTCGAATATCGCACATTTGTTAAATATATCTTGGATCTCTACATTCGATATAGTATTCCTATTACCTTTAAAATAACAAGAAGAATCAGAATTTTTCCCGCATGACAATATCTTTATATTATCAATTCTGTTATTACTGGATGAAATATATAAACCCTCTTTTCGGCAACCGTTTATATAAAAAGTGTTAAAAGTGTTGTCACTTCTTCCAATATAAACGCCAATTCCTTTAAAATAACTAACAATTATATTTTGATAATTATTTATCCATCCATTTATCTTTATACCGTTATAACCGCTCTCTATATCCAAGTTGTATAATTTGACATTATGTAAATCACTTGATATATTGATAAGCCAGTTATCTTTAACATTTACATCATCTTGTATGTTATATCCCTTTATTATTAAATCATGTATGGATGTGTTACTGCTACCCTCCGAAAAATTAAATCCATCTCCAGATTCAAAATAAATAACGCTTTTACCATTTCCGACTATTTCTATTCCATTCTTTGGAATAATTGATTTCTGAACATAGCAATCAACATCCACTACTATTTTTTTTACATCCTTTTTTAACAGTTCATCTATAATAGTCGTGACATCATAAATTTCATTATCAATTTTTATAGTACTGTCCGTGACGTAACTGCTTAGATACCCTTGTTTTTTAGGAATCTCACCTATATCTTCCTTTAGCGAACCAGTTTCCTTTTTCAGTGAAGCAACGTCCGTCTTGTTCTGCTCGATCTGCTGCGCCTGTTCTGTCGTAGCTCCGGGCTTGACCGGATTCTTTTCAAGGTACTCATTTACTGCATTCTTGATTTCTTCCGGCGAAATCTCACCGCCAATTCCTTTTAAGCATAATTCGTATAAATACTTCTCTTTTCTTGTAATAGGCTTCGGGAGTTCGCCCGTGTAATCACCTGTCAAGTACGCAAGATATTTTTCTTCCCTTGTTACTGGTTTGTCTGCCATCTTTTTACTCCTCTCCAAATAGTGTTGGTTCGTCTGGCTGAGCTTCTTTGACCATTGCTCTGGCTTCTTCTTCGGTCATTCCTTCAAACTTCACGAAATACAGCCATGCCGGAACCTTGCCAGTAGTCACATATTGCCACCATCTTGCACGGTCGTTTTCTCTTACATAGAGAATGTCTCCAAAATCATAATTGACCTCGTATGCTCCGACTGGCGCAAGTCCGTACAGGTCAGCGTAAACGTTCAATGCGTAGATAACTTCGTCCAGACAGGATTCCAGTTTGTCTCGAACATCTTTAATGAACTGTACCGTCCTCTGCTGTTCTGCTTCTACTCCTGTAGCCGTCTGAATACCGCTAGATTCGTTAAAAACAAAGTACCCGTTAGAGAATCCAATCTTGTACCCCAACTGGCTTAAAATGGCATTTATACCGCTTATACGAGTGTCCGTGTTGAGCTGCGGATTGATTTCCTGATAAAACTCTTTCTCGTCCTGTCCGAATACATTCTTGACAAAGTGTGGTAAGCTCATCTCATTCCGTCTGTTTTCCATGCCCTGTGGCGACATGGCTGATACAGGTGTACCGCTTGGCATCAGCAGTCTATCATCTGCCAGAACAATCTTCTGAGAGTCAAAAATCTCTCCGGCATTACGGCTGTATGCAATGTCGAGGTCTTTTAACTCCTCGATAGCTTCGGCAAAAATCGGCAATCCCAATGGTGCATTAATATCCACGTTATTCGCTTGCGGCGTCCGCAGTACTCCGTACAGAGGCCCGTCCAGCTTCTCTCCATTTGCCTTGAGAATCGGCGGCGTATCTGCCATAAGGTCAGCCCATTTGGTCTGTTTAAGGTCAATCTTATCGCCGATTGACTGAGGGGATTTTGACACATAGGCTCTATTAGAAACGTAGTACGGATAGGTCGTCACGCCATCCACGGTAGTCTCAACAAATCTATGATATTCAAGCCGTGTATAGTATTTCCGTCCAACAGTATAAGAATCCTTGAATATGATTCCCTTAATTTCCTGATTATCATAGTCCACGATCATCACATCTGCCGGAGTAAATACGTCAATGCTTTCACCATTTGGCTTAATAAATACTGTTCCATAAGCACAGCCATATTCTACCCAGTGACGGATTTGAAAATATACCTTGTCGATCTGTTCCTGTAGCCACGTAGCCCTTGCAGAACCGTCTATCTGAATGCCGATCGCCAGCGTTGCGAGCCGAGCTGTTTCTGAGCAGACAGATTTAGCAAAATTGATCGTCTTGATATTATTCTTATCATCCAGCCATTCCGGCGCACCTCTGTAAATGTTCGCACACCGGTTAATCAGCGATTCCATTTCTGGGAATTCCGCTGCCTGGATGTTGAAATCCTCTTCAGCTTGTTTTTTGAATATCATGTTAAACCACCTTTTTAGTGTTGTTATAAGTCCCATTATGCACTGTTACCTCGTCTTCTCCACAATGATTCTGAGCCATACCGAACGGAATCTATTATATGATTATCCTTATCCGGATATCCACTGCAAATATTTCCATCTTTATCACGTTCGTATTCATACTTCTTGAACTCTTTGCAAGCATTTGGCGTTCTTTTTGGATCAAACACAAGCTTTCTTCTTTGCAGCCACTTCATAGAATACTCAATGCTTCCAGGTCCTTTGATTGCTCCTCTTGCTGGGAGCCCTGAATCTCTGTAATCATTGATTGATTTAGGCTCGGCAGAATCGCAAGTAATTTCATAATCGTCATATTGTCTTCGCTTGATTTCGTTTGCAGTCCATTCATTTGATTTTTTGTTTTCGTAAATCTCGTCAATGAAATAGATTGTTTCTCTAGCTGAATCATAATAGATTCTGGAGAAAGCATATTTGTCCGGATACCAGCCCCAGTCAACCCCTTGATAAATTCTATCAAAATGGCTGATCTCTTCGTCTGTGATAGTTCTTTCTTCGATATATTCAAAGATATTTCCACCATTTCCGTTAGCGTGTCCAAGGTACTCATTGTCGTAAGCATCTGGATTTACTTCTTTTAGATGTTCGGCATCTGTGAGAAATACGTCGCCAAGCCACTCTTGTTCAATCCCTAAATCAAGGTATGTGCTATGCACAACCATTACATTTTTATCTTTTTCTTCTGCTTCTGCTGTATATTCATTCGCCCAGTTATTTTTACTTCTAGGTGGATTGAACGACTTGAATTTATACGCTTCATTACCGCCACGAATAGCAGACTGCTGAATGTTTCGAATTTCTTCTGGGTTAGAAAACTGATCTAACTCCTCGAACCAGACTATTCCAATATATCCAAACTCTGGCTTGATAGACTTAATCTTTAATGGATCATCAGCACCACGAAAGTAAATCTTCTGCCCAGTAGGCTTATACGTAATCTCCATAGGAGATACCTTGCATGTAAATTCCTCATTTAGATTTAATTTATCAATAGCCCATTTCATCTGAGCATAAACAGAATCTTTGATGGTGTTTCCGACTTTTCGCAGAATCAGAGCGTGCATGTTCGGATTATTCTTCAGCAGTTCCGGTATGATCAGAGATATAGTTGAGGACTTCATAGAACCACGTCCGCCAGGGAGAATGTATTCGCTATGTTTCTTTGCTCGAATATCCCTAATCATTTTATGGAATACATCCGGGACAATATTCAGATCAATATGATATTCGCCTTGTAATCTGGCTTTTTCTTCTGCTTTCTTCTGTTCTTCTCTGGCTTCTTTTATAGCAAGCGTTTTTTCCAGATCATTCATAGATTTTAGCTGATCGGAGAAATCCGGGGCAAATCCAAATGAATCAGTTAGCTCACCTCTTGCGATCATGGAGCGGCGTTGCTGAATTTCTGCCAGAGACATTATGTCAGTGCCTTTTTGCTTCTCAATTTCGGCCTGCTTTTTGGCTATATACGCAGAAACCGTAGGCTTTCGTAGGTTCTCACGCCCTGTTACATCCGCGTTTTTCTCGGCATATCCAGCTTTTCTTGCGGCATCAGATGCATTTCCGCCATTCTTTATATATTCATTTGCAAACGCTTTCTGTTTAGGCGTTAAGTCCATCTAATCACCTCTGTCTATCCTCATTTTCTGACTGCCTCCCATATTTCTTTTAGGCACATGACCACATCATACTGGGATGCAGTTCGGAGTATTTCGTAATCACAATCTTTCCATTTACCGCGTTTTGTTGGTCTAAATACTGGCGTTGATATAATTGTTATTGTTATCAATCGTTCCTGCTCATGGCTGTAGAATTGCGATGTTCCGATTTTTATAATTAATCCAGTGGACAATATAGCTTTTTGGAGTTTTCTTGTAACTGCTTTTAAGTTCGCCATATCATCACCTCAATTCAAAAAGTCCCCAGTATAGCAGTTATATACAAATATAATACCACACTGGGGAGATTTAGCTCTCTACCACTTTTATAAATTTTTAAGTTTTTTAAAGTCTACCAATCAATTTGGCCAGATGATAATATTCAGCCATGACCTTGCGTTTGTAGCCGTAGAAGTCATTCTCTGTTGCAGGAACCGTCCTAATCTTCTCCATTGTCCGATAGCCGATACTGTTCACGATGCTGTCATAGATTTGTGATTCAATACCGGGTGCATATTTAATAGATACCTGCAACAGATTATATTTATCGCTCTCGCTAAGATTCCGCAAGTGACTTTGTAATGTCGGTATATCATCCGGCGGCACTCCGTAGTCAATCAGTGTTGCCTTTCTCAGTTTCATTTATTTCACCTTCTTCATTTAAGTTCCATTCACATGGTGCGCCTCGAAAACATTCTGGACAGTGTTCGTAGAATCCGCAGCCTTTGCAATCCGCTGGCTGTCCAGTACAATATTGCTGTAGTACGTGGTATGCTGATATAGCAAGATTTGGCGTTATGTCTGGTGTAGGTTTGCTATTCATTTCTTCATCTCCTCCAACTTCTTCTCAGCATCTTCGCGGGTGAGGAATATAGATTCTCCAAAATCACATTCTCTAAAGTATGCCGCAATAAAACTATTCGTTACTTTTGCATAAATTCTGAATTGTTCTCCAGACGCATAATAAGATACGCTTGATAAAAAAGATTCATATACTTCATATTCCGCATCTCCATCATATTCATCATAACCAAACACATTAATTGGCGATGTTACCACCCAAACCGTGTCCCCAACCTTACACGGCAATCTCACAAGCAATCCCTGTTCTTCTAAGTCTTCATAAACAGCAAGTTTCGTAAGAATTTTATCCGCAAACGGTTTTAATAATCCATCCGTAATTTCTTCTTTTGCAACTCCTGTACCATCAACATTTCTTTCTCTTTCTGTTAATCTCTCCATCTACTTCACCTCTTCCATCTGACTCTCTATAGCGTCTGTGAGCAGCTTCAACGATTCAATGAATGCATCCGTCAATGCTGTTCTGTCTGGGTATTTAGCGAACGTTCTGACAAGTTTTACTGCATCCTTGATTTTTTCTTCATCTTCGACGATTTCGGATGCTTCATACAATGTCTTTTCGTCATCTCTGTAAGTAACGATCTTGCCGTCGTAAAAATTCAATATGTTTGGAAATGGAATTTCGATAGGGCTTAAATGATTCTTTCTCATCCATGTGAATTCCTGAAGCTTTGCCATTTTCAGAACACTCAAATATTCTTCCTGCGTTTTTACGAGTACGCTTTTCCCAGTTAAATTAATCATCAGAATTCCCTCCTCCTATAATTTCATCAATACAATCGTTCCAACCAATCTTATAGCTCGGCAGTTTGCCTCCTGCTTTGAAATACTCGCCGTTATAAAGCCCAGTTGCTTTCATTTTCTCCGGCAATGGTTTCAGTGGACACCAATCAGGTCTAATACTCAAATCTGTAATATCTCTATTGTTTACTCTACAGAACGGGTGATGCACTCCACTGCGTAAAACGCATAAAGCACAATATTTTGGCGTATTTATCACTAATACTGATTTACTCATTCCGGCACCTCCATTCCTAAATCAAATAATGTTAATTGTGATTTGAACTCGTTCAACCGTTTTTGAGCTGAATCGTAATAATCTTTATTGATTTCATAACCAACATATTCCAGACCGTATTCCTCATATGCAATCAGTGAGCTTGCACTCCCCACATGGGTATCAAGAATCTTCATTCCTTTCTCCAGATATTTATGACATATCCAACGATATAAATTTACAGGCTTTTGGGTTGGGTGGATTCGCTTTTCATTCATTTTTTTGTTGCCCTGCTGTATTGTTCCTTCAATTATTGATTTTCCTTGAAACATTCCTCTCCACATATAGCGAAAAACGTCAACCCTTCTTGTAAGACTGCAGTAAGCGACTTCTGCGTCTGATTGATCTGAACCATCATTGCATTTATCCCAGATTATCAAACCACCTGCCATTGAGTAATCAAAGTAATTACATCCCCAGATAATCTGATTCTTTGATACTCTGAATAGTTGTTTAAAATACTCTCGATCTGGCGGTTTATTATCCCAACCATAATTCGTATAGCCGCCATCAGGAACATAAATGGAACTTCCATTTTTCTGCTTTACATATTTACTACGATTCTTACCGCCGTGTTCTTTGATTCCGTATGGCGGGTCTACAACTGCCACATCGAAGTAATTATCTGGAAAGTTTGGAAGGGATTTCATACAGTCGCCACAAATAAATTCTCTTTGCATCAGTATTCCTCCTGTAATAATTCTTTATTGTCGAAAATGTTTCCAACTACTTCCATTTCGCACCTGTCGATATAATATTTGGTCAGTGGCATTGACCAGCAGAATGGTTCACATCTGCTGATTGTATCTGTCGGAATAATCTCATAATGCCATCCGATAACTTTATCTACAATGGTTCCGGTTTCAATATTTCTTACACCAAATTCTCCAAATGCCGCTTTTGCAAGGTCTTCTGGGTTTCCATGGCACATCAAAATGTCATTTTCCCAAATTTTCTTCCCATTCTTGTCGCAAAGTCCTGTGAACTGGCAGAGGGTTTCTGGATCAACCAATTTCATTCTGTCTGTTATTAAAAAGATGATTGGCAATATACTCGCTTTTTTATACGGCTGAACAATATAACAATATCCGCTGTCAATGTCTAAATCTATGAGGCTTCCTTCTATCCATTCACCATTATCAATCTGCTTTGCCTTGAAAAGAATTTCTCTCATTCAGTTTCACCGCCTTTCACGATTTCTATTGCTCTGTTCAGTCCAGCATTATATCCTTGATGTATGTCAGATAAGATACATTCTGATTCAATGAATTTATCTCTTTTCAATTCACTAATGACCTTGTCCGCATCAAAAGCTGTAAACTGTTTATTAACGCAATCAATAAACTCTTTCTGGTCAGAACTAATACTTGTGCCAATTTCAAAAGCTTTAATGTATTCAATTAATTCGTCTGCATCTATTAAGCGCATTTATTCATCCTCCCAAAATTCGCTAAACGGACATTCTGGACACCTGCAAACCAGTTCTCCGTCTTCGTCTATGTAGTAATCATCTCCATACCCGCCACATTCATAGCAGTAGTCGGGATCGTAATTAGGATTTTCAGTCATTTTCTATTCTCCCACACTCCCAATAACCGCATTCTCTCATACAGTACAGCGACGGTCTTGCGCCTGTATCCATAAAAGTCCTTCGGGTTCATCGGGATATATCTTTCTTTGCTGATTTTTCTGTAACTTTTCCGGTGCAGGATATTCTCAATAACCATATCCGCTATCACCGTGTTTTTCGGGCAAGCTGACAAGGCGGCACTGGTAAGCAGGTATCCGTACTCTGCCGGGAAGTCTTTCAGCATCGTATTCAGTTTTTCAACGTCCTCTGCCGGAATACCGTAGTCTTTCAGTTTTTTATTCCTTGTCAGCATACCGTTGCTCCTTTCTACTATTTGTCTGGGTGGTGCTTATCGTACATGATCGCTGCACATGCAAGACCAGCCACTCCGAATATGATTCCAAGGACGAATCCTAGCAAAAACGTAATCATACTTCCACCTCCGAATCTTCTGGCATCTGAAAGACCATTTTATTCGTAAGTGCTTTACCAATAGCTTCAGCTAAAAGTTCATTCTCTTTTGATGCTGATGCTTCTGCGAACATCTTTCCGATATTCGGAACTGCCATTGGAATTAACGCCGCATCTGCATAGGCTTCCTGAATCATATCCAGTACTTTCATGGCTTTTGCTTTGGCGGAATAATGACCCAATGAAATATATTCATCTTCTCCTGGATTCATCTGACTCCAACAAATGATTTCTTTGCCATTGATATTGTTGATGTTTATAACAATATTCTCAAACTTTACCAGAGACATCTTATTCTGACTTCTGATTAACATTTTGTGTCCTCCTTACCTGAATACATCTTTAATTGTTTCATCTTTTTGACAAACAATTTCATTTCATATCCTGTCAATCCAACGCATGTATTTCCAATTCCTTTCGAATCTCCTAATTCTGGATCATATGACTGCAAAATATGTCTACCAGATTTTTTGTGTTCAATGAAAACTTTTTGTGTAAAATTATATTTCTTATCTTTTCTCTCATAGATACATCCATGTTTATCCTCTTCTACTTTTGTAAATCCAATTTCTGCTAATTTCTCATCTACTGTTTTAAATAATTTCATTTTGCGTCCTCCTTCTAATTCTCAATCTCATTGCAGTTAGGCTCATAAGGTTTTGGATATACCGTATATCCACACTTCGGGCATTTGATTTCCGGCGGATAGTACTCAACCCATTCCATGTTTCCACCACATTTTCTGCAACGAATGTATCTCTCTACTTTCTTTGGTTTCGTTTTAAAAAATGAAGCGTAATTATTATTTTTCATTTTCATCCTCACTTTCCCCATGTAAGTAACTGACACGCTATTGTGCAGTCTTCCATGATTTCTGTATTTATGTTTCCCCTGTTTGGTTCTAATTCATCAAGGAACACTCCATGGATATTCATATCCTGTTCCGCCTTTTATTATTTCTTTTCCGCAAACAGGGTGTTGATAATCTTGTGTAAATGTAAATACTTTACTCATATATACCCTGTCGGGGGGGGATTGCCATTCAACCAAAGGATTGTACCATCCGATATCATCACCATGATTCTTGTGATAAGCAGATAGCTTCATTAGTGGCAAATTAGGAAAGTTATGTCCATCTACATCTATTAATCGAACTTTCATTTTTCTCCTATCCAAATGCTACCTGTCCGTTATTCTGCATGACTTTTTATTTCCCCTGAAAAGCTTAATTCAATTCCCAATTCTTCCTTGATAGCCTGCACATAATCAATCCATTCAGCCAAGCCCTGGTCGATATAGTCCGAAGCTTTGTCCATGCCTGCCATGAACTTCTGGCATCTTTTCTGACCGAATCCAAATTCATCATGCAGAACAGCTATCGCCATGATCACGCAGCATTCCGACACAAGCTGTTTGATCTTTTCAGATGCTTTGTCCAGGTCCTTTCTTGCCAGGGAAGTATGTATTCCTGTTACTCCCCTGAATCTGCATTCCTTTTCGAGGGCTTCAAGACCGCCCTCTCTGGTGATTCGTCTAGTAAGGTCAAGACCATCTTCCCTGCCGCGTTCATATTCACGCATTTTGTTCATTTCTTCACCTTTCCGAACCCGTATCCTGTCGGAGCATAGGCTCTATCAGTACTTGGGTGTGCTGTTTTAAGCAACCCATCATCAATAAGCTGGTTTAAATGTCTCCAGATGGTAGCTCTGCTTGCGTCTACCTTCTCGCAAATCTCGCTGACCGACGGTGCATATCCAACCAGTTTAATATAACTGACGATATACATATATATTTCTTTTCTAAGAGCCTGTCCCTGTTCGTATTTGTTCTTAGTGTTGTACATTTTTTCTCACTTCCCTCTGTTTGGAATCTAATAACTTATTAAAAGCAACTAGACAATTCTTGATAAACTGTTTATCATTATCATCAGGACACATTTCCGCATACTCTCCAAGCTCTATCAGACGATCAGTGGCCTGCTTAGAATATTCGTCTGTAAGTTCTACTGAATAGAAATCTTTTATAACTTTCCAAAATTCAGTCATAAATCTTTGAATATATGGAATATCCTTTGCTTCTACTTTTATTTTTATCATCCCCTTTGAGTATTGTATACAATATACTGTATACGCTCTATTTAATTTTATTTTATAAATATAATATATTTATATTATTTTAATACAAGTAACCCACAGTAACCGAGATGTAACCGTACTAATTTGTGTAAACCATTGATTTTACAGGTAGGTAACCGAGTAACCGAGTAACCCTGACTTTCTCATATAGGGAAACTTTTATACTCAATATGTGCATATAAATACTCAAATATATATATACAGAATCAAAGGTTACCTAGGTTACCCGGTTACCTTTTGAACGAATTGTTTGTTAATCAAACACAATATCGTCCGTAATTTCAAAATCATCACTACAATTCACGAATCCTTTCGGAATTTCATCTACAATTTTCAAGAACACACATTTTGTAACAATTCCGTCCAATTTCTTCGCCTTGGTCGGATAACCTCTACTGTCGGTTTCCACAAGTCCCTTCTTAACAGCCCATGATAAAAATGCTTTCCGAGAGAATCTTCCAATTTTGCACAGATCATCAAACGCTACACTATAGATTATTGCAGTCGACGTTTTCTCTACCGGGTCATTGTCAATAATTCCCCATCTTTCTGTTTTGATATCTGGGTTATCGTCGAATTTAATTCCGTTCATGGCAATCTTATCAAGTACAAACCAGTAGGCACGTTCATTTTCAGAAACCATTTCTTTCTCTGTCAGGAGGCTCTTCGCCGTCTCAATGTCAATGTACTGGCCATCATGGAATAGCTGATCTGTTGCGATTTTATCTGCTGCCAGGATAATGCTCATTGATATGCTTTGCTTCTGCATTTTATCATCATCCTGTATAAGGCTCTGAAAATGCTTCTGCATGGCTTTTATATCATCAATGGACATTTCCTTGACTGCGTTCACAAAATCAATTCCTGCGTACCCGTAGTTCTTTTTAAGGGTATCTGCGGTAAGCTGTGGATCATCAAATATCTTTTCAGAACACTCAACCTCAATAATTCGGTTAATTGCTCCACCTTGGCTGACATATCCTGCAAGCGGACGCTCACCATTGGTCAGAATGCAGTTCTGCCAGCGGTTCTCCCGGTTCACACCCAGCTCCTTGTTGGAACGGCTCTTTCCTTTTCCAGAACACAGGTCATATACAATTCCTTCGAAATTATCCCGGATTTTAGCCGATACTTTGGAAGTATCGTCCAGGATCAGCGGTAAGTTGTTGAGCATATCGGATTTTGCTTCCAGGGCCACATCGGTTGTTTTAAAATCTCCTATGTATCTGGATTCACCAGGGTTCGCCCAGACAGAAGCTCCTAGCATAAGTGTTACAGTCTTACCACCCTCGGTTTCGCCCCATAAGTCCACAAAGAACGGAAGAGCACCGACCAGTTTAATTAGAATGCTTGCAAAACTTGCAGCCAACATGATTTTTGGCTCTATTCTCCCAGTGGTACGAACCTTCTTCACGTGCTCATACCATTCTGTTCTGCTGCCGCCTACACTGATACTTTCATACAGCTGCCGGAACCTCATATCTCCATCGAATACAATATCCTTGTCATAAGGCAAGAAATAATCCCTGATCCAACCAATTTTACTGGAAGAATACTGAATATTGATATAATCGTCATTTGCATTCTCAACATCTGACAGATACCGCACAAGAAACTTTGCATTCTCTGAAGTTACTGAAATCCCAAGCGCAGATAAGCCAACGATTTTAGTAGATGATGCAACCATGGTTTTCGGTACAATAACCTCGGACCATTTATTATTTCTCTTATAGATTAGCTTTATCTGTTCTTCTCCAGTCTCCAGATTCTTCATTCGTTCAATCGGAAGAATAGGATGATAGCAGGCTATAATATCCGGCGATCCTGGATTAGTATTTGATATTCTGATTCCATCATCGTCCGCCACCCAGTTAAGACACTTCATTCTGTCATATTCACAATCAGAGAAATTAGTCCACTGGTCCAGCATAGACAACGTCCTATTACTTTTCTCTTTCTCAATCATCTGCTTCTGTACTTTTGTGTAAGCTTTAAGCAAATCTTCAAATTTTTTCTTTACGCCAAGCTCTTTGGCTCTGTCCAGAAGAGTCAGCGTAAGACGTGCCTTGTATATCTCGTCTTCCTGACTGAATATCTCGTCAAACACTTCTTCGTCCAGAATAGAATCCTTCGTGAGCTTGTTTATCATTTCCACTTTTAATCACCTTCTTCCAGCCCTGTTATGAATCCATGGTGATATAGTTCAAGTTGTAACCTGTTCCACGCCTCACACCATCCGTCAGACAATGGTTTCACCCTGTCAAGGATAGCCCGGTAGAAATCTACATCAGACAAGCATTCTTGCAACTCGGCCTTTTTCTTCCATTCTTCCTTTTGCCTCATTTCCATCTGCTTCTGATGGTGATATATTGCCATTCTGGAAGAAAAATCTGGTTTCTGGTAAGTTCCTCCAAGTACGGTAAAAGCTGTCTTAAAATCGCAATTATCCATGTTCTGAACGAATGTAAATATGTCACCAGTCGCACCACAGCCGAAACAATAATAGCTGTCTTTGTAGATTTTCATGGATGCAGTACGGTCGCCGCTGTGAAAGGGGCACTGTATAAACCCTGCTCTGTTCGGAACCATGCCATATCTGCTCAGGACGTCCCTCATGCTATTCTGTTGTTTAATTGTTTCTTTATCCATTTGACAGAATCTCCAAAATTCTTTTGCCGGTGTCTTTTTTGTCACAAAACAGAAATTCAACGCCATATTTCCGTTGCATTGTGCAGAGAATCTTATACAGAACGTCCCCATGCATAACTTTCTGCTCCTGATCTACCCAGATGCCATTCTTTTTAACCCTTTTCTTCGCCCGGGGGTTCTCCCACCAGAGGACATCATCCAGTTTCTCAATCCCTTTTCCGTGCTCACACAGGAACACAAGTTTTATTCCTGCTTCGTTTGCCCGGATAATCTCAGCACGGAATCTTTCATGTTGTTGGCATACATTGCCGCATAATTCAGAAAGATTTTGTTTCCGGTCAACAACCAGTCGAGGGTTGTCATAATTCATGTAATCTCCGACGTAAAGCTTTGACACGAACCATTTTTCTCCTGCTGCATCAAATGCTTTCTTAATGCCATCAATAATTTTTTGATGTTCCCTACTGTCAATTTGTATCATGCAAACGGAAACTCCTCGTCAATTCCATCTGGGATATTCATAAATCCGTCCGGGTCTGTTTCTGGACGTGGCGTCTCCGACTTCTGCTGGCTCTGGTTAGCACCTTTGCTTTCACCAAACTCAATTTCTTCCACAACAATGTCCGTTGTGTACACCTTCTGCCCATCACGATTAGTGTAACTGCCGGTCTGGATTCTCCCGGATAAGTCCGCTTTCATTCCTTTAGAAAAATATTTCTCGATAAATTCTGCCGACTTTCCGAAAGCGATACAATTCAAAAAATCTGCTTTCTGATCAGAACCCTCTTTCACAAATCTTCTGTTTACCGCAATAGAAAACCTTGCAATAGATGTTCCATCATTGGTGTACTTGATTTCTGGATCACGTGTAAATCTTCCTGTAAGAATTGCTTTATTCATGCTGTTACTCCTTTTCCGTATGCTGTTTGTCATAGTCAATTAACATTTTAAGACATTTGTGTCCTTTCTCTTTTGTAAGTGACTTAATGTCATTTACCTTGAAACGAGTCTTGATCTGGTCTAAAAGTTTAGTTTCCGGGTACTTATCAATAATGTTTTTAATTGACATAGTAGTCTCAGAACTAATCATCTCGGTTTCTTTTGCCGATTCCGCTTTCCTGCCGGACGTTTTTTCTTTCTCTCCTGTATTAGTAGAATCACTGTCTTTATTATCATCAATGCAGAACAGCCCATTCAAAGCGTATTTTCTGGCATAAGATGAAGCTGCACCTGTCACCTGCGAAGAATCCATGCCTTTCTTAGACTCTTCTTCCCTTGCATAAGCAACAGTTGTAATCTCGCCGGTATCTTCACAGTCGTTCAGATGAGCTTCTGCTCTGACATATATTCTGTCACCAACAACTTCCATCCGATCTGTGACACTTAACACGGTCTTTGTTTCTGCCAGAAGTGGCTTTACAGCTTCCAGAATATCTTCACAACTTCTGTATTTGTATTTCCCGAAGGAATTGTACTGCCCTTTAGGGGCTTTCAGCTTTGACTGAATAATCCCTAACTTCTCATATATATTCACTGTTATTCCTCCTTGTCATAAACCACATATTTACTGCCCTCAATAATCAGTAAACTTGCAATATCTTTCATTGATAAGGTTGATTCGTTATAGATTTCGACCAGTGCGTTGTATGCGTCTGATGAAACCTTTACAACTTGGTTGTCTTTTCCGGTTATCAGTTGTTTCTTTCTTGCCGGAATACGGATTTCAAATTCACTCATTCGTTATCTTCCCCCTCACTTATGTCATCCAAATATTTTTTAATTTTGGATACATTCCATAAAACACGGTTTCCAATACGAATTTTAGCTTTCGCCGCTATTCCTACTTCCGTAGCAGTTTGTCTGCCTACGTGCATTAATTGCATAAGCCCTGCTGTATCCACTGTCAAATCATGGATTGATATATTACCGCTTTCACTTGTCTTCCTCACCGATATTTTCCTCCTTATACGATTTCTGAGCCGTTAAAAGCCCATTTAGAGCCTGTACGTAACTCGCCAATGTTCTTGCCTTGTACGATTCTTCAATGGGGTTATCCGGGACTGTGGCAAGCTGTATATCAATCAATCTCAGAACCTCATTAATTCTCTCATCCATGTTCACACCACCTTGAAAAAGCAGTACAGGTTATCCGAAGCGTCCCCGGACTTCTCTCCATCAATATCTTCAGCTTTGTGGTACTCCACATGGTCCAGAGACATGTCACAGTTCTCATAGTCCAGAATGTAATCACCTCTGGACTGAAGCTCTCTGAGCAGTTCGTTGATACATCCTGCTATCTCCAGGCTGGGAAGAAGTTTCATAATCGCTATTTGCTTACTCATTTGGACACTTCCCATCTATCAGAAGTTCCAGCAAGAAAGCTTTGATTATTCTGAGACTTTCACGACTTTTTTTCTCATAAAATGGGTTAAAAGATACGTTTTGGTACAAATCCCACTTAAACACGCCTTTAGGAAGTCTGACGTCTTCTTTTCTTTTAAGCCCTCTTACATCTAAGCCGTAGCCTGAGAAATCAAAGGTGATATTTGCTGTCGGAACTTCGTTCACAACTCTTTTGCATAATCCATATATTTCATCAATCTCTTTCTCGAACATCTTCTTATCCTCCTTATTTCCTACTGCCAGTCTGCTTTCATCTGGCGCACCGCCCATGCTGCCGAGATACCGAAAAAGATGTTCAGCCAGATAGGTATATTCACATATTTCCCGGCAAGCATACAAACAGCAATTAGCATATACTCTTTCATTTTATTTCTCCCAGAATCCACGCAAGGTTGCTCGCTACCAGTGCGGCGGCTGTTACAATCCATGCAGTGAACCATCTTTTTGACTTTTTCTTGCTTTCTTCGACAATTTCAGTCGCAAGTGCTACTTCGATGTCAGCCCATGTAAGCTGGCTTTCGTTTCTAATTTCACTCATATCTAGCTAATTTCTCCTTATTTTTTCTTATTTGTCTTTACAATTAGCAGATAGAGAACTATAATGTATCTATCCACTAAGGTGTTTTAGTGGTGCAAAGCTCCGGGGTGGAGGTGTCGTCTCCCTCCGGGGCACTCACTTATTGAGAGCCTCTTTGCCTTTCCAGACATGGCCAGTTACTTCATAGACTTTCCTAGGGCTTATGATGTATGTGATTCGTCCACCGGAAAGACTTTTTGCTGGCTTGTTATTCTGCACAGCCACGCCAATCGGCAACCATCCGTACACAATCCCTGCCCGGATTGCTGTAACAGGAAGTCCGATCAATTGGCTCGCGTCGGCTACGGTCAGAATTTCTGACGAGAATTCCGGCATCTGTGGAATGCCTGATATAATTCTCGCAACCTCTGCGGCGAACTGATGAATCTGTGCATTCTGCTCTACGTAATTATCAACTGCACTCATATAAACCTCTTTTCTAACTGATACTCATTTGAGCGTTACAGTCACGTATCATCATTACTGTATTGGTGCATGGATGCCAATTTCTGACATATTCCATAGATTCTTCAAATCTCAGCTTAGGAATGTTATTGCGGGCATTTACTGTGAAGTAAGTCTTTATATCCCTGTTGCATTCAGCAAATACTTTCTTGCCAATTTCCTTGTAAGCATTTGATTCTTTCCCACCAAGGTGAGCAATTACGACACTTGACACTAAGTCCCTAATAGCTTCCTGCTGTGCATAGTCAATAGTCATGGTGTTTTCAAGTCTGTTAAGCCGTTCTTCGTGATCTAAGAATCCTGTCGCAATAACCTGTATCTGTTCAACTGTCGTCAGTGGTTTCCGGTATGAGCCTGTCTTTCTGATTGTCGGAAGAACTTCATCCATAACCCATGATTCGAATTTCTCTGCTGATGGAAGTTTCGATTTCATAATCAAGCGGTACAAATCTCCCTCATTTATGTATGACATTGACTGAATTCCACTAGATGTAGGGGTGTCGTGTTTTACGACTCCCTTGCAATGCCTTGATACGGCATCTCTGGGATTGTTGTATCCAAGAGCTTTTGCAACATCAGTTCCGACAAAATACGGTTTCCCGTCAATTTCTATTGTTCGAATTTCTCCGAACTCCCCTGAATTAAAAATCTGTAATTCGTTCATAAGTCTCCTTTCTTGTGGTATACTCCCAGTAGACGGGAGGCGATATTGTGTATCTCAACCGATTTATTGTTTCGATTCTTACCACCCTAGCGCTAAACGGATTAAAACTGTTGTCGCACTTGCTACAATTGCTGGAATCACATATTCCATAATCAGATGGCGTTTCATATTTTTTTTACCTCCTTACTTTGCTTTTATCTCTTAATACGATTTTTATTCAACCTATTGTATTTCCTTTCCCCTCTACCTATAATGCATTTACAGGCACCGACATGCCGAGTATAACGAAAGGGGAATTATATGGTTGAAACAATTACACGACTGTATCATTGCCACAAGATTCACAAACACGTGACTGTTTGTGAAGAGTATGAGGTTTCTGGTAACAGTCGCCGCCTACTGCGGTGCTCATGTCCATATCATCAATACACGGAAATGAAGCCGCACTGTGATGGGTATAATGATCATGGTTTTCAATGTGGTTATGCAAAAAATCAATAACCAGACTCACTAACTCATCTGGTCGCTCACTTGGCGATAGATAACAGTAAAGCCGAAGGTCACATTTGCAACAGTCTCCACCAGATTCTTTGCAGTGTTGACTGACGGCTTTATTAAATTGTAATGCGTCCATTTATTCTCCTTTCTGCTCTGGAATTTTCGGTTCAAGAAACTTGTCAGTCCCAACAGATAACGCCCCGCAAATTAATTCGTATTCATCGAAATCTAATCTGCGATTTCCATTGAGAGAAAGATTGAGTTTCTGAACAGGAATGCCAGTTTTATTGGCGACAAATGTCTGTGTTATGCCGTTGTTCTCAAGGTATGACTTAATTTTTTTACCAACGCACATTCTCATTTCTCCTTTCTGTTTGAATTTCGTTCTCATCGAACAATTACAGTATAACTTCGAACTATCCGAATGTCAAGAAGAAATTTCGAGAAAATCGAAATTATTTTATTGACAGTTCGAAATTTCTATATTATTATTAATCATGAAAGGAGGAACCGATAATGACATTTGGCGAGAAAATCAAGCAAGCCAGAACGGCAAAGAAGCTGACTCAGAAGCAACTTGCAGAAAAAATCAATGCAAAGCATAATTCAATTAGCGACTGGGAAAAAGATAAGTGTAAACCAGATATGGACACCATTGAGCTTCTATGTGGCGTTTTGGAAGTAACACCGACATATCTCATGGGTTCTAAAAGCGATGACGATTATGCAATCATAATTGGAAATCTTATGTCAGAACCTGACATCTTAGATTTTATCGAGGAATACAAAACACTCGATAAAGAAGATAAGAAAGCAATAAAACAAATAGTTTCATCACTAAACAAAAAGAGCAAGGGTTAATCCCCTTGCTTCTTTGATTTTAGATATTTGATAAGAATTGTATAGACAAATTTTAACTTGCCCTCATTTTCAGTATTCTCTATCATCTCAATAATTTCCTTCTTATAATCCATAAATAATCCTCCCTGTCACAACTACCACCTACACTAAAATATATGCCCGGCTGCGGGAAATAGAACCGAACATTAGTTCGCTTTTGCTATTATACCACCTATTCCGACTCTTGGCAACTGCCAAATATACACATGGACTTTTGTTATTTCGTAGGCAAACTTTACAATCTCAAAGAAAATTATGCTTTTGCAGAGGAAAAATGCGAGATCACAAACTTTTCCACCGCCGTTGTTTGTATGTGGATACTTCTGGACAGAATGTTCCTGATATACCATATACGAATGAACTATCTGCATATCTTTCTGATTATTATTGGAAATTATCTTTTGTGGGGTATGTACAAGACTAAATACCTTATAGATCAGCAAGAGAAGTACAAAGCACTTAAAACATTTCTTTTTCATCTAAATCACTCTATTTCGTTCTAAATCTTTACAATATGCTCTTAAAATGATAAAATAAAAATACCACGAATAACCGTACTTTACATAATATTGCAAAATCAGCGGTACAAAATACATAATCCGCATAAAAAGTGCGAAGTGTGGCGAAAACATATCAGGAGGGTGTTTATCATGAATGAAAAGAAAAAATATTGTAAGCACTGCGGAGAACTTATTGACGACGACTGTGTAGTGTGTCCTAAGTGTGGAAAGCAAGTAGAACAATTAGCTTCCAATAACAGAGATATTATCATTAACAATTCTGCATCTTCCTCTGCGTCCTCAGCAGCAAGTTCGGGTACACCGTATATAAAACGGAAAATGCCATGGTATCTAAGCTGGTTTTGGATTTTAATATTGGGTGCTTGTTCTGGCGGAATATATTGGATTGTTGGAATTATAATGAGATCAAATTGGAAATCACATAATTAAATAAAAAAACCGCCCCGGCATTGGCGTACCGGGACGGCGTTTATACATCTCCGGAGAGATGCTATATTCTGGCAAGACATATTGTATCATCTTCGGAGCAGTCGAACAAGACAGAAAATTTGTTCGGCTGTTATTTTTATACCTAAAAACAGCTATAAGAAAAGAGGAATAAAAATGGCGAAGAAAAGAAAGAAATATCCAAAACTGCCGAATAACTTCGGCTCTATCCGGTTCCTTGGCAAGAACCGGAGAAACTGCTTCGCAGTGCATCCGCCAGCTACACTGGGCGATAATGGAAAACTAAAACGTCCGCCGGCGATCTGCTACGTGGATGACTGGATAAAAGGTTTCACTGTCCTGACAGCATACAAAGCCGGCACGTATCAACCCGGCATGGAACGGACTCTTGAGGTGTCTCCTACGACCGATATAGATACCCTTATAAGTCGCTTAATTGCCGACTACAATACAATCAAGGGTGTCGAAGGAAAACACCCAGAAATCAAGAAATTGACGTTCTCAGATGTATACGAGCAGTTTTATGCGTGGAAGTTCCCAGAGGGGACAAAACTGTCATACAGTTCAAAAGAAGCATACCGGACAGCTTATACAAACTGTACTGTTCTGCACAATCGCATATTCGAAGATTTAAAGGCTCCTGATATGCAAAAAGTTATTGATGATTGTACACTGAAAAAGCAAAGCCAGATGGCTATCCTAACTCTGTTTAAGCAGATGTACAAATATGCAGTCTACTCAGAAATCGTAACGGAAAATAAGGCATTATACGTCCATGTCAACGCTGATAACGACACCGAACATGGAACGCCATTTTCTGATCAGGAGATGCAGGTGTTGTGGAATAATACCGACGATCCAGAAGTGCAGCTCATTCTTATTATGTGTTACTCCGGCTGGAGAATCGGGGAAGTGCTAAAACTTACAACCGACTTAGAAGAAAGATACTTTCAAGGTGGAATCAAAACAAAAGCCGGTAAAAACAGAATTGTTCCGATACATCCTGCTGTATATCATTTTGTTGAGCAGAAAGTGTTGACACAAGATGGGAAACTATGCGTATATACTCAGCAGCATCACAGAAAAGCATTGTTCTATCCTACACTGGAACATTTAGGAATAGTCGGCAATCCGAAACACACGCCGCACGACTGCCGGCACACCTTCTCCGCGCTGTGCGAAAAATATGGCGTCCGGGAGAACGACCGAAAACGAATGCTCGGTCATTCATTTGGCGGAGATGTTACAAACGCTGTGTACGGCCACAGGACACTGGAAGAACTTCGGACAGAAATAGAAAAGATAAAAGTTCCATTTGTGACTAACTGTGACTAACGGAACCTATTTTAATCTTTCTAAAACAACCGAAATATCATTATCGAAATGCCGGAAACCCTATTAAAATCAACGTTTTCAGCGATTTTGCAAGGATTTCCCACATTTCATTTTCATTATTCTAATTTTATTGATTGTGACTAACAAATAGAATTTAGAAAATTGCGCAAATGCCCATAAATACAGTGTTTTTGGCACTATTATATTAGGAAACAATATTTTTATTTGTGACTAACGTGTGACTAACGATAACAGTCTAAAACTTCCGAAATGATACAAAATATGTTTAAAGATAAAACTCCCGGGGTAATTCCCCGGGAAAATCATTTAGAAATTTCTGTGATTCTGGTGAATGCTCCTTTTGGAACAAATTCAAAAACAAACCCTTCTGCCGGATGCGGGATGCGGATAAAATACCATTTCAGCCCTGAACTGTCAGTTTCTGTGTACTTCATCACCTCTACAACTGCACCTTTTTTCAGTTTTGGAAACAGCTTTGACGGGCTGCTTTTGTTTGATTTTGTATAGCATTTTGTGTCCTTTTTGATCTGTGCAATATAGGCTCTGGTGTTCTGCTTTTTGGTTGTATCTGAGTCTGAAACTGACGTTGTATTTTTAACTAAACTGTAATTTGGAGTACAGAATTTTGTTCCGGGAAGGTTACTGTTGTAGTAACTTTTCTGACATACACCACCACCATTTGCGATAATTGTAGAGCCACCAGAAGTGTTTCCTTCGACTGTCCAGAACCGATCTCCTGATACCTTTATTACGATTCCGGTGTGTGTAAATGTACCGTTTCTGTAGAAAATAACAATGTCTCCGACTTTTGGATTACTGTTCAAAGTAAACAAATCCGCCATTGTCGGGCAGTAAACGTATGGCCAGTGCTTCAAAAGTTTCTTTGCTGTGTCTAATCCGAATGCTTTCATCATACACCACGAAACGAATGCAGCACACCATGGTTGTCCTTGATAATCCGGCTTAATATCTCGCCAGTATTTTGTGTAATTATTTTCTCCGGCATTTGCTGTCTTACTATCAAGCTGACTATTACTTGCCTTTTCAAGATATCCGATTTCATTCTTTGCGATTTGGATTAATTTATCAATTGCGTTCATGCCTGTCTCCTCACTTTCTGGAAAATATGTTTTCAGCGCATTATAAACAAATCTCTGTCTGCTCTTATATGCCCCGACTTGATTTCCTGTGTCCGTCTGGCAGGCTGCATAGAGACTGTCCAATGTATATGGTTTCTGGGCCTTTGCCAGAATCCTCGTTACTGCCCTTTGTCCACCTTGGTGCCTAAAGTTCACGCACATAGCTTGTGCTCTGGCGTCAGTAACGCCCTGTTTAAAGGCTTCTTCTGCATAGGTGGCTAATTGTTCATCCATAAGGCTATCTTGGCATTTAACGCCTAAATCGGACGAAATAAGAGCAACTATAACATCTGCGAGCTGTGATACCCTGGAAATATTAAAACATTCCCAGTTTGCGGTCTGGACCTGCTCCAAAAGTCTGACCTTGTCTATCTTCTCCCACTGTTCCGGGTCAGCATCGTAAATTCGTTCCAGAAGTGTTTTTGCTTCGATTCCGTACCACTGACCTGCCCCGATTGTAATTGCGTGTTCTTCAGAAGAATTGGTGTAGGCTTCCGTAAAGTCCGAATAATCCTGCTGTCCATAAACCTGTCCACCGGTTTCAACTGCGTAAATAATCTTCCTAAGAACTACTTTTTGATTATTTGTCATACGAAAACCCTCCTAAATTTTGCCTGCACATATTGCGTTTACTGTGGTAAACTTGCTCTTTCCACTGTCCCATCTTCATTCAGTACGTAGCCATCCTTTTGAAGTCTTTCAATTACCTTCTTATTCCACAACTCAGGAACATCTGTCCATTTTTTTAGCCCATTGATTACTCGCTCTTCGAAAAATTTAACCATTATTCTTACCTCCGATTGTTGCAACTAATGTAGCCAGTTCATCAAGTGCTGAATCATGCGTTGATACAAGTTCAGCCAGACCGTCAATACCATCACCATTAATTAGAATTTTACGATTAGATTCCGCATTAAGCATTTGCATCACCAAGTCAAGTTTTTCAGACATTTCATTCAGTCTGTTTGAAACTCTATTAATTGCTTTATAAATATTTGCAATTTCCTTTTTATCCATATGCACCTCCTGTTCCTAGCCATTCAGCTATAAATAATTCATTAATTTACTAGGATTTTAGAAACATAAGCAAGGGGCGAGGCTCCTTTCTTGACTGGCATCGGCGATGTTCGTATTCCCTGCCGCATTCACAACACAGAAGGACTCATTGGCACTGCGGCAAGGCGAACGCTCCCACCAAACCCCAGACACATAAGAATTGCTAGTTCGTGGGCTTTTATACCTGTTTGCGGTCGCATTCTTAAAGTATTGATACTGTGTTCCTTCACCTCCAAAAGAATATGGAATGTTACCAAAAATTTCGATTTCAGATAGTAAGAACGCATAATCGTTTGAAGTCTTGATTGTACTACTCTGACCTCCCACAGATGTCAGCTTTTTAACCTGTTTCATCATGCTTTGGACATAAGCAGGTAAACATTTCTTGTACACATTATTACACCATGTACGTCTTTCACAACCTTCCCAACCGCCGCTATTCATATCTGAGCTATTCATATAACCACATTCATGAGATGCATCGAGAGAATTGTTATATTCTGTCGTAGTGTCTAAATACAGCAGGCGTTCCGTCTGAATTGTAATAGCGGCTTTGGCCTTGCCATTGATAGCAGTTACCAAGTCGTCATGTTCAATTCCGATGATCACATAAGCATAATCATTTGCTTTGTGTGACTCACTCACGCCTGTTGCATCCATAGCATTGTGATGGATGGTTCTCTTGTCGCCAACCGCCCAATATTCGCCAATATTGATTTTACCTGCGTAGTGCGCTTTAATCATCCTTGCTATTTCAGCATCCGTTCCGTCAGCGAATGTGACAATCTTCAATTCCCCTGGTTCACCGAGAAGTCTGTTTCCTGTATCGTAGTTGTATACGCCATCAGTGTTGTATGGGAACAGCACGAAGTAATATTGTTTGTCGCTTGTTAACCCTGTGACTGTATAGCCTGTGGTTTTGTATTTATCTCGAACCGTATTATCAACCACAAGCGTTCCGTCATCTGGATTTGCAGGATAGCCCGTTTCTTTCATTACAAGTTTTGTGCCAGCCCATGTAGAAAATGTTGAGCCACTGATTACCGTGTTTTCAGGGTCTTGCCATTTAATTGTGACAGATGTGTTTGCATTTTCAATTGTTGGGTTGTTTACGGGTTTAGGGGTAACGGTCACGCCTCCGCCTTTTGCGTGGAGTGTTCCGTCTTCGTCTATGAATGTTGTCTTACCGTCGGGCTTAACCTTGCCAAGAGTTTCAGTTGTAGCAATCGGGACAGTCGCATCACTTCCCCTGTCTCCTTTTGGCCCTTTTATGTTGACTGTTTCGGGATTGGTGATTCCATCTGTGTTGCTCCAGCTTATATTTCCATCGGTGTCCACACTTGGGACGAATGTAGTGCCCTTGTCTCCTTTAGGCCCGGCATCCCCAGCCTCTCCCTTTTCTCCTCGCGGCCCAGTATCTCCTTTTGCGCCCGTATCGCCTTGCGGTCCGGTAATATTTACTGTCTGGGGGTTTTCAAGTCCCCCGTCATTACTCCAACTTATATTTCCTCTGCTGTCTACAACAGGAGTAAAGGTGATTCCTCGCACGCCAGCATCGCCTTGCTCGCCTTTTGGACCAACTGGTCCCTGTGGACCTTGCAGCCCAGTATCGCCTTTTAGACCCTGTATTCCCTGCTCTCCTTTTTCTCCGGGGTCTCCTTTTATGCCCTGCGGTCCCGGGTCACCCTTTGGCCCTTGCGGACCAACTGGTCCCTGCGGACCTTGCGGCCCTTGAATCCTGCCAGCATTGTTCCAATTTGTGCCGTTAAAAACCCACATTTCTCCATTTATTAAATACGCGTCGTTCTTCTCTGCGCTTAAAGGGAGGTCTGCCTCAGATTCTTTTGTACCAAGGATATTAAGAGATGTTCCATCATTTCCTTGTTCACCCTTTTCTCCTTGTGGGCCTTGTGGACCTTGTGGACCAACATCTCCTTTTTCACCTTGTGGTCCCTGCGGACCTTGAGGCCCTATAATATTACCAACATTTTCACTATCACCATCTGAAAATGTTATTGTCAAATTTCCATCTGTGCCGATACTGACCGCTGTGATAGAGATACCCCTTAGTGATTCTTTCTGCTCGGGTGTCAGCGATTCAAATGCTACGGTGCCATCCGCACCCTTTTCTCCCGGATCACCTTTATCTCCTTTTTCACCCCTTGGGCCCTGCTGGCCAGCAGGACCCTCTGCGCCTTTCTCTCCTTTATCTCCTTTTTCGCCTTTTGGACCCTGCGGGCCAACAAATTCTCCGGCATTGACCATCTCTGAAATATCCTCAATGGAACACAATCGTCTTACATCATTAGCCGCAAATGCAATGTATAAGGCTTTACCAGATGGAACGGACGGGTCATTGCCAAGAATCGCAACGGGCTCTCCGGGACGAATTTTCGACGTATCAAAATCGGAGTACATACCGCGCCGGAATTGTATTGTGTATGTATTGGCCATATTAGACTTACCTCCTTATGAAAGGAAAACATTTTTTATGTAATCCTTTACGGAATCAAGATTTTTCTGCACATCGTCATTCATTACAAGGAAATTGCCTTTATTATTCTGACTGATAATACTTCCTGTATTCTCATCTACTTCTGAATATGTATATGCAATTCGACTTCCTTCTCCGGTGCTAAGATTCATAAAACTTGTTAAAATCTTCTTCATGATATTACCTCCATTTGATTGATAATGCTTAATCTGTCGTTAATAAGCTCTGATTCATAATCTGGTTCCGAGATCTCTGCTTCTTCTGACTCATAATTTGGTTCCGGGATTTCTATATCTCTTGCGTCTGTATAAGCCGTATCTCCCGGGTCAGTAAATCGCATATGTTCATATTCAGCTTGTCTTGCTTTGATTTCGAACGAAAATTTAAGTCCCGGAGTTCCTTTTACAATAAAATAATTTTGCTCTTTATCAGCTATCCAGCAGTCGCCTTCTCCTTCTCTTTGCAAGAACACATAATATTTAATGCCGACATTTGCAGATTCCTGAAAGATATCATCTATGTCAATCATACAAGTCCCGTCATCCGATATTACAGACTCACCGATATCTCCAAAGAATGGGGTTGGCATTTCATAGCAGAAAAAGAGCTGTTCATCATAGTCTATCGTCGAAACTGATCTTGATTTTGTCCCGCTTACTTTCAGCTTCCCTCTGATAGAAGCATCTGCAAGGTCCGTTCCTGTTCCGACGCTATAGAAATGTCCACTGGCTTCTACGTGCGTGCCTGCTTTAACTTTTTTTGATGCCGAAATACTGTCCGCAGAAACACTGGTATTAACCGAGACCGAACTTGCATGTACGGTTCCTGTATAAAGATTGATTCCTCTAATACGCGTTCCATACAACGTCCCGTACCCCGGCACATATACTCCTGTATTCGTCTCTGAATAGATCTCTCCAGTTGAAGCATCTAGCGTTACTTCTCCATACGTGCCACTTGCTGAAAGCTTTTTAATTCCAACTTTCCATCCTGCTAATTCGCCTGTGTTAATATAATCGGCATTCATGTACACATTGCCATTTGATAGATACAGGCCTTTATTGCTGCTGTTATCGCTTAGCACATTAATAATCTCTTGCTTGGACATTTTTCCTATGTCGAGATCACTGAGCGCTTTATCTGTATAGCTGTTTGCACTTGATAGCGCTGTCGAAGCTTTGTCTTCCGCAACACTATATATTGTATCACCATTTGTTAATACAAATGTATCAGGTCTGAGCGTAACATTTCCGTAGTTATCAATCGCAAATGTTGATGTTCCAGAACTGTTTGTAACATTAATGTTTTTCAAGCTAATTAAATCAGCTGAAATCTGACCTGATTTAATATAAGAAGCGTTTATATACAGATGTCCGTTCTGCATATAAATTCCCTCTTGCTTACCGTTATCCGTTAAAGCGTTAAAAACTCTTTCAAAATTGACAATTTTTTCAGCGTCCAGTTCCTGCCAAGTGCCATCAGTCCCAGAAAACATATATACCCGGCTCGTAGAAAAGTTCATGAAAATCGAGCCGTCATGTTTTTTATATTCTTCACTTTTCCACTCAGATGCCGGATAGTTCTGCAATGTTGGTACATACGTGCCATAATAGTTCGGGATAGTCACATTATTTTGAACTGCCCCATCCACAACATCCTTGGCGATCTGTTCAATAGTTCTACTTTTTAGCGTAAAGTTTTCGACCTCTAATGTGACAGCACCTGTGTCGGCATCTATTTTTAATGTCGTATTCCCGTTATTATCTTTTGCTGTAAAACCTCTTGTGTTAATCCATTCTGATTGGATGCCAATAGCATAAAGAATATTCAGAACAGCATCTCCATTACTGTCAAACCCGGCTTTCCATGTCTGACCCCCATCTACTGACAAAAAGAATCCATCGACACCTGTCTTATAAATTACTTTAGAATCAGCAAGTGTAGGCTTATCATGCCGGTACGTAATTACGGAACCATCTTCTTGTGCTTCCTCTGTATAGAAGAAACCCAGCGTGTTCGCTGCAAGTTCATTCATCTGTTTGAGCTTTACGTCATATGCAGATAGCTTTTTCTCTGTGTCTTTTTTTGCTTGTTCTACCACTGCCTGCTGCTCACCAATAAACTCGCTTGCATCTTCTTCGGCACTCTTTGCGCTACAGCTCCATGATGTTGAGCCACCGAACACAAATTCTACATTAGTTGCAAATGATCTAAAAACACGATTCTTTGTGTCAATAAATTCGACTGGATCGCCGAAAGTGGCGTATCCGTTGGCAATTCCGTCACATGAGAAAGGACGCATTCGCAAACCGATTAATTGATTTCCAATAGCTTCGACTCCTGCCTGTGCATTGCCCGACAATAGCTGATTGTCAATAGTAATCACATAGCCGTCCTGGCCTGACATATATTCGGTCTCATCTTCTACATATTTGACACCTGTTACAATAACATCGTCTACGTCATATTGTAGATTCTGAATTGAAAATAACGCGTGATAGTCGTTATTGCTTAACGTACCACCATCAATCACGGTCCCTGTTGTCCATGGATTAAGCGTACCGCCATCCAGATCATCACCATTTGTCCAGTTCTTTACTGTTCCACCATCGTAAATAGTCGTATTGGTAAATGTCTTATCAAACGTAATAATCCTGAGTAAGTCATTTTCGTCGATTCTTGCATTTCCACCGGCTATCCCGGCACACATTCCGATTATTGTACGGTATGTCGCATTAGATGGCACTTTCTGAATCTGAAAATCCGCATTTGGAAACACTGCATCTCCAAGAGTGATTCCACATTGCTGACAGCATTCCGAGAGCAGTTCCTTGACCGTACAAGGAAAAGACAGATTAGAATCATATGCCTTATCAGCGTTATGCATTTTATCTAAGAGAGAAAGACTTATTTCGCTTGCTGTTGCGGGCTTTTTCGATACAATGTAAGTACCTCTCTTTATGGTTTCTATCCTGTTGGATAACTGCACATTGAGAAAGATAACAAACCTTGCAGCGTTAAAATTATATCCGTCAAAACGCCCATCATCGTTTACTAATGATAAGCTTGCCGTTTTTGCGATTGCCACACCCACCGGAAAGTCCCCGGAGTCTGCTGAATCTACGAGATTATTTCCAGACAGATAAAAGTCTTTTTTGCCTAGCTTAAGAGTTGTGCCATTTGACAATGTAACATTTGCTGTCACGTAATAATTTCTGTTTGTAAGTGATTCTTTCTTTAACTGAGTAGATACATTTATCAAATCGGCTCAATCCTCCTTACATTGATAGACAAATCTGTCCACTTTTCTTCCCCATCTTTCAGAGTTTGCGCAGCCATGTTGAAATTTGATGCGTAGAATGTTCTGTCTATCCATCTTCCCGGAACAGTTGGGTCTTTATGGTGGAATGTGAATTGACTTTTGTTAAGTACAGTATTTAGTATGGTTGCTATTTCAGCCCATGTAAGCTCGCCCCATTGCATGTCATACCCACCTATGGTCCCCATTGGCGTATTGTGCATAATCAAATCCTGACTTCTTTTAGAGTCTTCTGTAGAAGTGGTTGCGAACACCGGCTTGTAACTGTCCGGTGCTCTTATAACGACATTGTCTATTTTAAATTGTTCCTGCGGCATATTCTTCTCCTTACGCTAACTCAAATGGGTTCTTCCCATTCCGGTTTCTTCTCATTTCAGCTTCACTGATAATAATATCTAACAATTTTCTGCCAGATGCATTGACTGTAACATTATAGGTATTTCCATCTCCCTGCCCTTTTCCTGACTCTTCCCGGACGATCTGCCGTAATAGGCTTTCCGGTGCTTCCAGGTTATTTCCTTTCTTCTGGTCACCTAATACCGCAAGGAATTCGCTTCGTGGTGGAATAACTGCGCCACTGGCCAGATATGGGATAGTTCCGATACGTGGAAATGTTGCATGAAATCCAATAGTCTTTGAACCAAACGGTGTTGGAACAGTCCAAGGCCCAAAGGAAAATGCAGATTCAATTCCACCAATTGCATTATTAATCATTCCAACTGCATTATTAACAATGCTGATTGCTTGATTGATCGGAGCTTTAATAAAATCCACAATGCCTTCAAACGCAGATCTGACTGCATCTCTGGCGGCATTAAACTTATTAGTGATAGCATTTTTTATCGCTTCTACTTTATTAGATACGAACGTAGCTACGTTTTCCCATGTTTTTGATGTCTTGTTCTTTACGCTGTCCCATACGCCTACAACTTTAGTTTTAATTGCATTAAATACTGTGCTGGCTGTGGATTTAAGAGAGTTCCAAAGACCAGAAAGGGTCTTTTTAATTGCGTTCCAGATTGTTGAAGTCAATGCTTTAATCGCATTCCAAGCAGTGCTGATGATGCTCTTTATTATACTCAACGCGCCTTTTGTTACGGTTTTAATTATCTCCCACGCACCTGACACAACATCTTTGATAAAACTCCATGCTCCATCCGCAATCTCTTTTATTCCCTGCCAAGCCAGTTCCCAGTCTCCCGTGAAAACGCCAACAAGAAAATCAATAATTCCACTCAGTGTATCTGCTACATCACCAATTATTTTAATTAATGATTTTATGACTTTTATCGCTACGGTGCCTACAACATCAATTATCTTTGCAACAACCGGAAGCAAATTCGCGATTATCCAGTTAATTAAAGGAACTAACACCGACTCCCACAGAAGTTTCAGAGAATCAATGAGTTTTCCGAGGAATGTTTCTATCTTTAAAATCGCATCCCCTAATGGTCCCTCTAATAGCCCTTTGAACTGTTCTGCCAGTCCTTGCAAAACTGGAAGAACATAGGTGTTGTATCCAGTTATCAGAGTCTCAAATATGCTTGATAATCCATTCGCTATAGAATCAAAGAACGGCTTTACGTGCTCATCGTATAGCCTCGATATTGCATCACTAAGGTTTTGAACAACTGTTAAGACCCCACTTGTTACAGTTTCTATTACTCCGAGGCTGCCCTCAATTGCTGACTTCAAAATGTCTTTGTTGTCGATAAAAGGCTGCGCAATCATGTTAAGGATGTCTCTGCCAAGTTTTGCGGCTGTTTCCGTAAGAACCATTCCAATTTCAGTAAAGATTCCGATTAAATCTGCTGTGATCTGTTGCGCAGTTTCTCCACCGAAAACTGAGAAAACATCAGCGAAAGCAACTGCAAGATTTCCACCTATTTGTGCAATTTCAGAGCCGATATTGAACATATCTATCAGATAGTTCTTTATTCTTTGCGTGTTCTGCTTTAAAAACTTTTCGATTCCGCCTATAATGTTTTGCGCAATTGTCAATCCAATTCTGGCAAATGAACCGGCAACTTGTCCAATTGCATATGCAAATGAATCAAGAAAATTATTTGCTGCTTTAGTAACTTCTGAATCAGTAAAGATATCCTTTAAAGATTTCCATATGGAATCGAGATCCTTTTTTATTCCGTCAAGAATTGGTTCGTAATCTCCTAATCCATCCCAGAATCCTTTTGCGATTAACTTAGCCAACTGTTTAAATCTGTCGATTATCTTTTTTAGCGGTTTTGACATTTTATCAAGAACTGTCTCACCCTCTGCCATTTTTCCGTAATCAACATTTTGTACAGCATCTTTCATCTGATCTGCAAGTCCGCCAGTTGTGCCCGGTACTTTTGACGATGAATCCGTACTTTTATCCGTTGAGTAATTATTTATTTCGTCGAGAGGACTAAGATAACCTTTCGCCGCCTTAGTAGCTTTCTTGGTTGCGTCCGCTGTATCATTTGTTGCATCCGCCAGCTTTTCAGCATTATCAGCAGCATTTCCATATTGATCTGCCGTATCAGCTATTGCATCTGTCCCGGCAAGGCCTGCACCGCTTGCACCTGTCTGGCCAGATGATTTCTTTCCGGTGATTAACTCCGTAAATGACTTGAAGGCATTTGCCAGAGTTGCTAACTTACCGAGCAAGATATTAATAACTTTCAGAACAGGAGTGAAGAGATTGATTAATCCCTGTCCAACTGTCGCCTTGAGAGATTGCAGCTGTAACTGCATTACTCTTACCTGGTTCGCCCAGCTGTCTGAAGTACGGATAAAGTCACCAGATGCGGCAGACAACTGTTTCTGCACAAAAGCCAAGCGGAGAGCAACTTTCTCCTGTTCAGTCATGGCAGATGTGGTTTTGCCGTATCCGTTAGCCAATGCATATTCATCAAGTGCATTTTGAGTCATTACAACCCCGATATCTTTTAATGTTTCTGTTTCACCGGAAAATACAGACTTTAACTTGATATATGCTAAATCCTGACTAATATTGTAAAAAGAAGCTACATCTCCTGCTAACTGGGTAAGCTGTGTTGACATATCGTAGGCCTGTGATTCCGTAAAGTTAAACTGTTTTGCCATTGATCCAAATAAGCCTACATATTTTTTTGCCATTGTTTCTGACAAGCCTGCTGTCTTTACTGCTTTTTTTGAAAACTCGTTAACTTTTTCAGTCATATTTGGAAAAACTACATTCACAACACTTTGAACTTCGTTTAAATCTGAACCAAGTTTTGTACACTCTTTTCCAAACTGCGCCAGTTTTCCAATTGCGAATACTCCGCCAATTAGTACGCCTAATTTCTTTACTACGCTACCAAGCCCATTGAATGATTGCCTAATTGCCGATACGCCGTTTTGCACACCTGATGTGTCCATTCTGGTATCAATAATGACTGAGC